TTTATCAACTGTGCCTTGATGATATAAATTAAAAATACTAATTGTTTCTTCTACTAAAAACATCACATTCACTGGAGATTTTTCAACCGTACGCTGAATATTGGCAGTTAATTGATCCCATTTTGCTGGCCAACGTAGGTATTCAAATTGTTCGCCTACCCCGTCAATGCTAACATTAAATTTAACCAAATGAAATTTACTCATGATTTCAAAATTTCTATCAGTTAATGCAATGGTTCCGTTTGTTTGAAATGATAGTGTAAGTTTATCAATTGGTGCTAACTCTATTAATGCCTCTGCAACTTTCCAATACGATTGCCCTAACAAGGTTTCTCCGCCGCAGAACACAACATCTTGCAAATTTGTTAAATCCATTTGTTTTAGTATATCTATCATATCATCGGACTTACTTGAATTAGCAGATATAATATGTGTAGATAAATTATTATCTTTTAAATGTTTTTGCCAATAGGTACTTAATCCAGGGCCACATGTACGACATGCTAGATTACAATTAGTATCTACCATTAAATCCAGTCGTTGCGGGCCCGACAGATTAATTTGGTATCCGTACTTCTCTAGCATGCCTGTTCTAAAACTTGTTAATCCACTTAATTCTGCAGACTCACAATTCCAACATCCAGTATGAAATGCATCTGTTGATAAATTAAAATCACGTAATGGCTGTAAAACTGCGTCAGTCCAAGGGTTTCCATTACCCCCTTTACTAAGCGGACTTAAATCGTTGCGTAGACAACAACTATTAATACGGGCTCCGTTCTGTCTATGAGTTTGTCGTAGGTCAATTTGTAGCGCACCGTGAATTACAGGACAATGATGTTTGTTCATTATGATCCGCACTCATCATCACAGGCAATTAATCTACCTTGTGTGTATGTTGGTAACTCCCATGATTTTTCTACGCTGTTAAACCAACTAATACAATCTTCTATAGGTTGTTCTAACGCATTATTCGGTGTCATTATCTTAACCACTTGAGAGTTAACTGCCTGGTGGTATTCCCCGTGCCCGTAAGTTCTAGGGTAAAATCCAATCCAACAACAAGGCGCAATATCTCCATTTGCAGATATGTAAATTGATTGTCTTTCTTTAGCCCAACAGTTTATTTTATTTTTTGGAATTTTATCAGCTACAATATCATCGACTAATATTAAGTCACGTTTCTTTTTAAAAAATAATGTCTTAAAATTTGTATCACCAGTGTAGTTTCCAATATTGTGTGTGTGTTTTCCGTTTTTATCAAACACAGGACCATCTGTCCTTGGATTTTTTATTAATTTAAATCCATTGAACCCCATATCAGTTGCTAGGTCCTGGCATGCTGTAACTTGATGCTTATTATGGTCAAATATAATATATTTCCAAGTTGCGTTGCCGTCAGCAGAAATAAATTCCTTGGCGTTTTTAATAATAGTATCCCAGGAAGTATTTTGTCTGTATAATGTATGTGTGTCTGCTAGCCCGTCAATGCAAAATTCTATGCTGACGGTTGGCCTTGCAAGAGATCTCCAAAATTCGGCCGTCCTTGCACTTGCGTTAGTGCTAATGCTAATGTCCAATGTGGGGTTAACTGCAAGAAAATAGTTAATGATATCCACTGATTCTGGGTTCATTACCATATCACCAAAATTACCATTGATCTTCATTGAAGTTAATTGCTTTAAAAATTCTGTGGTAAAAATTTTCTTGGCATTATCTAATGTCATGTTTATTTCAGGATATCCATCATTGTATGGGTATCCACGAAAATTACGCGGACACAACGGGCACCTAGCATTACACAACGTAGAGATTTCTAAATGAACATTACGTATATCTTTGTATGCAATCATTCAGCTTTTTTCAATCCTGCTAACATCTGCTTTAGTTTACTGCTTTGCACTTCTGCTACAGGAGTAGATTCGCTACCACCTGTTGGGTAGTCCCATGCATGTTTTCCAGTGGGTTTTTCCCACTTAGTAGAACTATTGCCTTCTACTGTATCAGCGGTGTCTGCAACTGCTTTGTTCTTAATTTGGCTCATGATGCTGTGTACGACCTTAGGTGGGCCACCTGCTTCATTGCTGTCTAATCCTGGATCAGTAATACGCATAGTTTCAATGTTGTACTCAAGATCAATCTTTTGTCCAACCCCAGTAGAACTACGCGACTTCATACATTGAATCTGGTAACGACCACGTTCCTTCATTGCACGACTTGTAAAGATACCAAACACATTATCTGCTGTGTTAATCTTAGAAATACCGCCTGCAATGTGACTATGGTCAAATTCAACTTCTTCAACTGCACTACGGTTTAATTGCGATGCTGTTACTAACAAGACGCCTAGTTCCTTGGCCAAGTTACGCAATTCCTCTGCAACATACTTGTCTTTAATAAACTGATCATTAGGATTAACTTTAACTGATACTGGCATAACCAAGTCCAAATAGTCAACCATAACAAAATCAACTTTGATGCCCGTTTGTAGTTGAACTTCTTTTAAGTATGCACGTATATCATTAACATTACTTTGTGCTGGTAATGCCTTAATACGATACTGCCCGGCCTTCTTACTAACTAATCTGACTTTAAGTGTAGTGGTATCAATATCTTTGCGAATATCCTTGGTCCCCATGCCAGTTAACATAGCATCTGTACGCAAACTAGTCAGCTCTTCACTAAGTTCTAGTGTAATATATACACCGCTGAGTCCCATCTGCAACCAGCTAAGTGCAATGTTCATCATAACCAACGACTTACCCGACCCAGATCCACCTGCAAAGATGTTTAGTTCACCACGGCTGAATCCACCATACAACAATCTATCCAGTTGCGGCCAACCTGTGCTTACTTGTCCACCACTGTTGTAGTATCTGTTGATACGTTCTGCTGGATCAGCAAAGTAATCTGTGCCCATGTCTTTTGTAAGAGAGATCTGTACTGCGTCTTTGATTAGTTTCTCAACAGGATCAAAGTCGCCGGCTTCCAACATGTCAGCGGCTTTGAGAATGGCACGTTCTAGTTCTTGGCGTTTAGTAAAGTTCTCAAACTCACTTAGAAACCATTCAGTGTGCCCTTCTCCCACATCGGGAACGGCTTTGAGATCAACACCTGTTACTGCTTTAATTTGATCACTTGTTGGCAATGTCTTAAAATCATTGCTATGCGTTTTAATAAATTCTGCGGCTGCCCTGATACTGCGGTCAAAGTTTTCGGGATTATAGATGTTTGCTACACGCACATACGAATGTGCATCTTGTAGCATCATTTCTAAAAATAATTTTTGCAATTCGGGACTATATTCTTTATTCATAATTTAATAATTCTTTAATAGTTGCTCGGGCAAACTATCTTTCCAATTTGTTCCCCTAATTTTGTCTAGTTTAATAAAATAATCCAGCCACTCTGAGTTATCTTCCTTACTTAATAACGGGATAAGGCCTAAGGCACCGGGACAATCACTAATAGATTGTAACATATTCACCGCCTCTAAGTTAAGCTCTTTTGGCAAATATTTTAAATCTAATACCCGACCACCAAAACTGTTGTCTGCAATTGCATGCACAAATACCTTACTGGGATCACCTTGATTACCAGTCTGTAAATTAGTTTTCCACCATTGGTAAAAATCTGCCATATTAAAAATATTATGTATGCCAACAATGGCATTTGCTTCAATTAATATGCAAGGTCCCTTGAGTGATTGGAACTTTTTTATGTTATTACATACCTCATCCCATTTAGCAGGATATCGGGTATATTCGAATGTACTTTCTATACCATCTAGACTAAAAAACAATCTAACCCATTTTGCTTTACTCCATAAAGCAATAAGCTCATCACTGGGCCAGATTGTACCGTTGGTGCTGTAATTTATAGTAACATGGGGTAGTCTTCCTAGTTTGTCTAGGTGTGCAAGTATGTTTACATTATCTGTATTCAGAAGAGGTTCGCCGCCATCAAAATGTAATTGTTCTAAATATCTGAGATCTAAATTTTCCCAACTTGCATCGGTATCTTTTTTTAATTTAACTATAGGCGCATCGGGTTCAAAGTGCTTGTAATCTTTATTCCAGGCACTACTCAACTTACTACTACAACTAATGCAAGTTAAGTTACATATTAGTCCTTGTTTTAAATGTAATTTTTTAATCTTTTTACCTGAATTATCCCACCAGGTTTCGTGCAGTGAATGTTCTCTTTCATTTGCTACATGGCCAGGTATGGCACAGAACGGCGAGCATGGATCAGGTATTTTTGTTTGTGATTGTAAACGCAATGATTCTAAATAGGGATGTGTAAACGATGAGGTATCAACTAATCCTCTATTTTGCCAACAGCACATCGAAACTCTCGATTGCCCTGAGGCCTGGGCGTCAATAAGCATTCCTTGATTGTAGTATGGACAGAATAAATCGTTGTTGTTAGTATTTTTTTTATTCATATATTAGGACAATTATACATACATACCAAAGGTTTATCAACTGTGATGGTTGAATAAAACTCTTGTGTCAGTGGATTATTTAAAATTTCGGTTAGGGTTGTTTTACTAATATCAAACAAGTCTCTGTGTTTGTAAAACAAAGATTTATAATAGTATCTGTGATCTGCTATAAAGCAACACGGAGTGTAATATCCCTCTGCAGATACATAATGATCCCAATGCCTAATAAAGCATCTCGGATTAATATCTGTTTTAACGTCAGTGGATCGCCATTGTTTAAGACTGGTTATCTTTACTTCGTTGGTGTAACCTGGGCCTTGTGGTTTTAACCAATCATCATTGGATTGCCAGCGGTCACTGGGCTTAACAACAAATTCTTTAATGCCTATGTCAATACTTAGCTGTCTAGCTTTCTCTATTGTATGCGTATTAAAACTAAATGGCAGATACTCCCAACGGGTCTGTGACCGCGATTTAGTAATAATTTTAATACCACGTTCAATACTGGGCCAATCTGCATTTACTCTATATGTAGTAAAGTTTTCCGGTACGCCATCAATGGCAAATATAACAGTATCTCTGTCGTCTAGTACTTCTGCTAGTCCATGCCATCGTTCGTTGGGCACATAACTACCATTGGTAGATAGTAATATGTATCCGCCACGTTGTTTAATCCAGGTAACTAATTCAACTAAATTATCGTAATAAATTGGATCACCGTAACTACCACGTATGTCCACAATTTTATCAGCGAGATCAACATCCACAAACTGTTTTAAATGATCTAGGTCAACACTATAGTTCTTCCACTTGCCGGGAAACTGTTCAATAAATTCTGTGCGACTACATCTGGGACATTTTAATGTACAGATATTAGTTGGTTCAATGTGGAATCCTTTAAACTGGTCAAGCATACAACTTTTTCTTACGCAATTCTATTTTTAATCTACTTGTTTCTTTGGCAGAAAGAATGCTTTTTAATACAAACAGTTTTCCATACCGGGCAACAGCATCAGCAACGTCTTTAACTTCATCACCCCAATTTGGGAAACTCACTGACCAGCCAAATTCCAGTGCATCGTTGACTAGCTTAATACCGGCACGATCTCGGTCTGGTACTACAATAACTTCCCTGCCCAAACTATCAATGATGTCTGCTTGAACTTCACTGCATTCATTGCTTAGTATTGCTACACCATCAATGGCCATTGCATCAAACGGGCCTTCAACTACCACAACAAACTTACTGTCTGCCAGTTGACGATCAACATTAAACACATAGTTGGGTTCATAACTACTGTGATACTTGGGCTTGACATTGTCATCCCAGGCCCTTGCAGTATAACCAATAATTTGATTACGCCAAGTGAATGGGATTATCACTCTCTTGTGTAAGTTATATGCTGTGTCTGGAGTCCAGTAAAAGTCATATTTTGTTAGATTAATGTGTCTATCTGCCGCATAAATCACTGCATTATGATAATTGTACGGCACGTTATACACTTCAGGATTGTGTGCAGATAATGTATAAAAACTTTCCCACCCAAGAAATGTTTGTGCCTGCTCAGGCAAGGCCCTAGCACGAAAATCTATGGGCTCAACTTCTTCAGCTTCAATCAACTTTTCTGGAGCAACAAAATCTTTGACGCGGATGGCATCAATGACCAAACGCTTGACTTCGTTTTCGCTGGCACCAAACCAACTTAATAATTTACGGAATTTGTATGTTAAATGACGACCGGGGACTTAGCTTGCTTTGAAGTTACAATTAAAACAATGGTAGCTAACACCGCCATCTGGATTGGCCACAAGTCCGCCACGTCCACGTGTGTCTGCGCTTTCGCCATTGTGATGACAACAAGGTGCGTTAAAACTAATCCAACCAGAGGATGAATTAGTTTTCTTTTTAGCAGGCAGTAATAGTTTTACTGCATCTTGTATAGAGTTCAACATAGTAGTACAGTATATACTACTTTTTGAGCAAAGTCAAATTATTTGAAGTTCGGACCATGCACCCAAAGTGCGGCACTATATCGTGTACCACTGGTAACTTTGGTTGCTCGATGGCTTAGATAACTTGGAAAAGCAATGACACTACCCTTTTTAAGTACAAGTCCTGCGCTGTCAGAATTCTGTAATTCAAAGTCACCACCAGTGAATTCACTGGAGTCATTTAACAAAGCAATCACTGTGACTTTTCTACAGGTTGCTGCATCAGTTAAAAAGAATGTGTCTTGATGCCAGTCATAGAAATGATCTGTTTCATATTTTGCCAATTGCACTTGTTC